ACATTGAGCGTTGGAAGGAACAAAACTTTCAAACTGTTTTACAGACGCTGGGTATTCGTGCCAATGTCACTTACACTCAAACTCCTGTAGTTGTAGAAACCAAAGGCAATCTTGTAGGATTCAGCACAGATGAAATAATCCGTGTGTGGAGATTTGACTTTACCACAGACAGAGACAGTTTGTACGAATCAAATGGAGATGCTGTGGGCTGTCTAAAACAAGATTTTCATCTAGTGCCCTACATCAGCGGATTGGATGAGCTAATGGATCAGAGGTATGCTGTGTTCAATACTCAGGATCCTGGCAAAAACATAGCGTTTTTTAAAAAGTAATCTGAACTAAATAAAGTTGTAGGCAAAATATCATTATCTAGGCACTTTAAATCACAACCAATCATACAATAGGCCCAGCTCGGAGCGAGCACTTGACTTATAACATTGGAGAGCCCGGAGATGGCCACAAAAGAAGCTGTAGCACAAATAGCTATGTTACCCGAGCGGGTAGCTGTAGTTGAAACAAAAATTCATGCAATTGAAGAAAAAATTGACGATCTCAAGGGCGATGTCAAAGACATGCACGAATGTCTAGATCAGACTCGCGATACAGTACTAGCACAGTTAAACAAAATGACTGATGAGTATCGTAGCAATGCTGAAAGATACTATGAGCATGCCAATCACCTAAATGAGCAACAGTCTGCACAGCACAACGAACTAGCTGACAAAATTGGCGAATTAGAGAAAGTTAAAAACAAGTATACAATGTATGCCATGGTAGGACTAGCATTTGCCGCAGGCACTGGCTGGATCAACGCTGTTAACTTTCCACACATATTAAAGTTCTTAGGCTTGTAATTCTGTTAAATACAGAATGAACTTTCAAGAATTCATTGATCCAAATCCACATCATCACGAGCTTAACCCAAAGCTGTGGGATAATAATCAACTACGCAAAGATGTACGTTTACAGCTATTAAAAATAGCTCGTCATTTTGCCCTGTACCTCAATGTTCCGATACTACATTTAAAAGACGTAACTCTTAGCGGATCAAGTGCTGGTTACAATTATAGCGACTACAGTGATATAGACTTACATTTAGTAGTAAGTAAAACTAACGGTAATGATGAATTGTTTACAGCCAAAAAGAATCTATATAATAACGAACATAACTTGGCAATCTCAAATATTCCAGTTGAACTATACGTACAACTTGCTGACCAGCCGCATCATAGTGCAGGAATATACAGTGTGCTAGATGACAAGTGGTTAACCGAGCCCGAGCATACTGAACCTACTACTGATCCTAAAGATATACGAGCCAAGGCGCGAAACTATGCTGGCAAGATTAACTTTGCTATGCGTAGCAACAATATTGAACAATGTCGTAGTGTAATGGACGAACTAAAACGTCTACGCAAAGCAGGTCTTGAAACAGGTGGCGAACAGAGTGTAGAAAACCTAGCTTTTAAGCTACTCAGAGCTAGAGGATCTATTGACAAATTGCGTAAATACATAACTAAACTAGAAAGTGCTAAACTAAGCCTTGGAGAAAATAATGAAGATTAAAGACATTTTAATGAAAGAAGACGGCCCAATTCAAACTGGCACTGTTGACAAAGTTGAACCAGGTGGTAATGTAACTATCAAAGGTGCGGACGGAAACCCTGTAAATGTCGATGCAGATCAAATTAAAACTGGTGCAGATGGCAAACCAACAGTTGAAATACCTAAAGTAACATCCGGCGAACAAGTTAACATTCAAACTACCAGCGAAGAATATGAAGCGGAAGGACAGCATGATATTAGCCTAGACAGCTGGATGAACAGTGAGTATGCACCGTTTGACGATGATAGTGGTGACTATAAAACGGTACACCATAAAGCACGTAATTTCCTACATGGCAAAGTTCACCCACATGATTTAGATAGTCATGCAGATAGGTTAAGTCGTGAATTCCACGGCGAGAACGATATGGATGAAACACACCACGATACTATTGCAAGTGGAAATCATCCTGTTGGTGGAGATGCAACTGATCGATTTATAAACCAAGTACGTGATAAAGGTTATGAGCGTTCACAACGCACACATAAAGGCACAATGAGCCCTCTAAGTGAAAACGATGAATTATACAAGTGGCTAACTATTGCCGGTTTAAAATGAAAATTAACGAATTAATATCTAGTTTTGAAATCTGGGTAACTAACGAAGAAATTGAGCTTCTTAAGAAACTTAAAAATCCAGTCAAAATTAGTAGCCTTACCGAACATGAGCAAGTCAGAGTTCAGGCCATGATTAGAAAATCTTTGATAACTAAAATTGGCCATAAGGATCCTACGGTAGTTGCAAATGAAGAAAACAAAGAAATTTAAACCGCAATCAAAGGCAATTAAAGAACTTGCAGCTCACTTTGAGGAAGACTTTAAAAAAACATTACCTATAGCTATTCAACCAGACGGTAGTGTAGTACTATCTAAGTATGTAATAAGAAAAACTGACAATGGTTGGGGATTGTACAATTTAGGTAGCAATTATTTGTTAGAAGATTATTATCTAAAGACATGTGCGCTAATGGCCGCTAAAGCATATTCAAATGTAAATTTAACTAAATTCTTTGAAATCAAACATTTAGATAACAAATATTGGGCTAGTTACAGCGATTTACAAGTTTACAAAAAGAACATAAAAACAACTAAAGATTTTGAAAGATTTTGTATTTTATTAAACAAGTTAGAGTATAGCGAAGATAAGAGTAACTATTATCAAGCCGCTATTTCCAAGATGTTTAAGTACAGTTTTGTATAAATAGTAGTAAGAACAGTTTAGGGATACCACCATGCAACTAAGAGAATTATCAAAGCCAGTGACAGCTAAAAAACTAAACGAAAGTTTAGCAAAGCAATTTGGCTACAAACTTAATCTAGAACAATTTAGCGATGTGCAATTAGAAGATGCACGTAACAAACTTCGCACAAAGTTAAGCCAGTTTGAAGTTAGCGAAAGCTATGATAGCATCAATGAAAGCCCTGACTATCAAAAGACTCGCGTAATGCTAGACTGTATCAATACAGAAATCATGGAACGTGAAGAAGGCAAGTGCAGCGATTGCCACAAAGATCCTTGCGAATGCATGGAAGAAAGCGTTGACGAAAAGGCAGAGCAAAAAGCTGAAATGCGTAAAAAGCTAAAGGCTGAAAAAATAAAAGAAAAGGCCATGGAACACAGCGTTCCAGAAAGTTGGATCAACAGCGCAATCAAGCGAGTAGAATTAGGCGAAAGCGACGAAGAAGAATTATCAGCTGAATTAACATTACGTTATGATTTATCAGAAAACGCAGCAAATTATATTGTATATCTAGCAGAAGGCGAAGAAGACAAAGCTGAAGTTATCATGGCAACTAAAGATATGGTTGACCGTGTTACTGGTTGGCTAGAAGATGTAGCGGCCATGAAAGCAGAACAGCTTTTAGAATTAACAGACTCTATAAGAGAAGCAATGGGCAGCGATGTTGCTCAACAATATACCGAACAAGTAAAGCCAGCTCTTGAAGCAATCTATGCGGCATTAGAAACAAGCCGCGGTGGTTTATCAGGCGCATTGGCATTAATTTCAGGCGGAGAAGCACCTGCAATGGGTGCAGGTCCAGCATTACCTGGCGCATCTCCAGCAGGCGGTGCACCAATGGGTGCAGGTCCAGAAGTGCCTCCCGAAGCTGACATGGGCGCAGGCCCTGAAGGCGTATCAGGCCGCGAAAAGCGTGAAAGTGTTGACTACAGTCGTCGACTAGGCATGCTACTCAACTCAAAAAAAAAGTAATTCAATCTATTAGAGAAAGCGTAGACCCCTTAATTTTAACATTAAGGGCTCTACAATCTAGCGCCAACAACCAAGGTGCAGACAGTGATTCTCATATCGACGCTCCTATGACTTGGGACGCACTTAATCAAGCAGGACAAAACTACGGCGCACCAGATATCGATTATGATAGATTTGCCGCACGTTGGGAAAGTGATCCTGTTATTAAAAAACTAGTTGCTCGTTTTGACGGCCAGGGTGTTGTTATTAACACCAAAGGCGAAGAACTCGAACCCGAGCAAGGCAAACCTAAACCAAATAAAATTCATCAGTCAGCAATGAACGCTGTTTCTGATAAACTCAAATAATTTGACTCGAGTCTTGTGTTGTTGTATAATGACGAATGACTTTACTCAACGAACGATATTCCTACACCTCTATTAGTAGAGAAAGTGTAGAAGGCAAACGCTTATATGCGACACCAGATGGTAGTAAAGTTCCTAGCGTTACTACCATCCTAGACAAAACTAAACCCGAAGAAGAAAAAGCCGCACTCCAAGCATGGAGACGTGCTGTGGGTGAAAAGAAAGCACAAGAGATTACTACAGAAGCTGCTAATCGTGGAACACGAATGCACAAGTATCTTGAGGACTATGTTAAAGACGGCATATTAAGAGATCCTGGCTCAAACCCTTATAGTGTACAAAGTCACAAAATGGCTAAACATGTTATTGAACAAGGGTTGGTAAATGTAAACGAAGTATGGGGTGTTGAAGTACCCTTATACTATCCGGGTTTATATGCAGGAACTTCTGACGGTTGCGGTCTACACATGAATGAAGAGTCTATTCTAGATTACAAGCAAACTAATAAACCTAAAAAACTAGAGTGGATTACTGGGTACTACTTACAGCTAACAGCTTATGCACTGGCACATAATAAAATATATGGTACAAACATACGTAAAGGTGTTGTATTAATGTGTGTAAAACCGCCAGAAATTACGCCTATGGTATGGGGAGAACCTGCTTACCAGGAATTTATCCTAAAACCTGAGGATTTTAGCTACTGGGAAGATCAATGGTGGCAACGTGTGGAGCAGTACTACAAACAGAACTGATAAATATTCGATAAGAGGATATTTTCATGGCTGTTTTTCAAATTGCAAGAATTCAAATACGACGCGGCCAGGCCAAACAGGGTACTGGAATTCCACAGCTAGCCAGCGGAGAAATGGCATGGGCTGTAGACACTCAAGAATTATACATTGGCAACGGTAGTGTTGCAGAAGGTGCGCCAGCTGTTGGAAATACTCGCCTCTTAACTTTAAATGATTTAAAGGCAGAGGGTAACTTATTAGCGTTAACACAATATTCTTATAAACAAGGTGATTCTACAATAATCACTGGTGCTGACGCAAGTAGCCCAATATTTAGATCAGTTCAAACAAGGCTAGACGATCAGATTACAAGTGCTGATTTTGGAATGATAGGCGATGGCATAACTGACGATACAGATGCGTTACAAAATGCTATCTATCAGTTATTTTTAAATCCAAGCAATTTAGCTCATTCTACTACTAGTAGCGGAATCTTGTCAAGATTAACTTTAATGATCCTACCGGGAACTTATTTAATTACTAGACCTGTATACATTCCAAGTTTTGCAACAATTGTTGGGTCGGGAATCGATAAAACAATTATTAAATTTCTCCCAGCGACAGGAAATACTTTATCAGCGTTTCGATTTGTAAATGATACTACTACAATATCTGTAGCAAGTGTAATTTCCAGTTCTCAATCTACAAATCAACCTAGAAATATTAAACTTAACGATATCACAATAAGTTTACCTTCTGGTGTAAATTCAGGAATGCAACTAGATGCTGTAAGAGATAGTAGTTTTGAAAATATAAAAATATCCGGTAATACATCAAACTATACAACATATAACAGTACAAACATTGGCATGTCAATGAATGCATTGAGCAATGTGGTTACATGTCTTAATAATATATTTAAAAATATTCAATTTTTAAATGTTACTACAGCGGTACTAGCCAAACAAGATATACTTAACAATACTTTTGAAGATTGTTTAGTTAATGACGCATTGCAAGGATTTGCATTTGGCGTAGGATCAGACGGTAGTAGCACTGGAGAACAATTTGGTCCAAGACAAACAACAATTTCTAGTGTAAAATTTTATAAAGTAAAACAACAAGCTGTATACATAGAAAGAGGTACATACAATACTGTTATTAATTGTAAATTATACGATGTTGGAAATAACAATGCAGGAAACGCATTTGCAATATACCCACAAATTTATTTTAAAAATACAAATAATAGCGTTGAAAACAATCAAAGTGACCGTAGCGCCAATTTATCAAATTTCAATTTAACCACTCGATATATTCCTGTTGTCTCGGGTAATGTTTCTTATAGTTCATTTGGTGTAGAACAACTAGATCTCGGACAGCAAAACAATGTATTAGCATTTAGATTACCAATCTCTACTGATGCATATGGAATTGTAACTGGTAGCGCATCGTATAAAATTAATTATGTGTATAAGAGTATAACAACAGGAAACTTTACCAGAACAGGTTCTATACACTTATCAACAGATATTAATCAAAAGTATTTGCAACTAAGTGATGAATATGATTTTGCAGGAGTTGATACTGCGCTTGGTGTATCTACAAAATTAGCATTTTATGGAAAATTTTTGGATGCTCGCGGCAACGTGTACACTGGCGCTGTAGGTCAAGTAATTGCCAGTGTTGCAATCTATTACACCAATACGTTACAAAATGACCAAGGCAAACTTAACTACTCATATTCGGCAACGGTATATACCAATTAAGTTAACTTTCAAATTATATAGACAACGCTAATAAATGCGTATATAATTTAGTTCATGCCTGTGATAATAATATTTAATAAAACAATTTATTAAAAATCACGCTTAAATCGTTGACTGCGAATAGATTTCTTCGAGTGTTTCACATCACTAAATACTTCCTAATCAATATTAAGTATATAATAAAGCATAACCAAATTTAAAGCGAAGAAATGAACAACATAACGGTAATAAAAAGAAATGGAACTACAGAGTTGCTAGCTGTAGAAAAATGGCAAGCTCAAATTGCCAAAGTATGCAAGGGAATAGCTGACGTCAGTCAGAGTATGATTGAGATCAAAAGTCAGCCGCACTTTTACGATGGTATCACAACAAAAGAAATTGACGAGATTACATTACGTGCTGTTGTTGATTTGATAGACGTAGAATCAAATCCTGATATTGGACATACAAACTATCAATATGTTGCAGGTAAACAGCGTTTGTCAATGTTGCGTAAAGATGTTTACGGTTCATACAAACCTCCAAGCCTTTTTTCTATTGTACAAAAAAATGTTAAAATTGGTCTGTACTCTAAAGAACTGCTAGAGTGGTATAGCGAAGAAGACTGGAACAAAATGGATGCAATGCTCGATCACGAAAAGGACGAGCAATACAGTTACGCAGCTATTGAACAACTAATTGAAAAATATCTAGTACGTAATCGTGCTACAAAAGAAACTTATGAAACTCCACAGATTAGATATATGGTTGCGGCCGCTACTGTCTTTCATCGTGAAGAACCAAACAGCGCAAGGATGCGTTATATAAAGGAGTATTACAATGCGGCTTCTGATGGTTTGTTTACTCTTGCTACTCCTGTGCTGGCCGGACTTGGCACTCCTACTAAGCAGTTTAGTTCTTGTGTTCTCATACGTAGCGATGATGACCTCGATAGTATATTTGCTAGTGGTGAAATGATGGCAAAGTATGCCAGTAAACGTGCGGGGATTGGATTGGAAATCGGTCGACTTCGCCCATTGGGCTCCCCAATTCGCGGTGGCGAAATCATGCATACTGGTATGATCCCTTTCTTAAAGAAATGGTTCGGTGACTTGCGTAGTTGTAGTCAAGGTGGTATTCGTAATGCTAGTGCTACTGTGTTCTATCCAATCTGGCATCATCAGTTTGATGACCTTATTGTTCTTAAAAACAACCAAGGCACAGAGGAAACTCGAGTTAGACACATGGACTACGGAGTTGTGTTATCTAAATTTTTCTGGAGACGATTTAAGAACAAAGAGACTATAACATTCTTTGATCCTAACGAAGTACCTGACTTGTACGAAGCTTTTTATAGTAACACAGCACTATTTGAAGAGCTATATGTAAAATATGAAAAACGCAAAGACCTGCGTACAAAAACTATGTCCGCTGAAGAAGTATTCAAGTCGGGCATATTGAAAGAGCGTACTGATACAGGACGTATCTATCTAGTGTTCATTGACAATGTAATGAACCAGGGTCCGTTTGACCCAGAGTATCACACTATCTACCAAAGCAATTTGTGTTGTGAAATCCTATTACCTACAAAATCTTTCAAACGTCTGGATGACGCTGAAGGCCGCATAGCGTTATGTACACTAGGATCAATCAACTGGGGAGCCTTCCGTAATCCAGAAGACATGCGCCGAGCTTGCCGTATCTTACAGCGTAGCCTGTGCAATATTTTAGATTATCAAGATTTTCTTTCAATCCAGAGCAAATTAAGTAACGACGAAATTAGTCCACTGGGTATTGGTGTTACTAATCTAGCCTACTGGCACGCCAAACGTGGATTTAAGTATGGTGAGAAAGATGCACTACAGGATGTTAAGAGTTGGATGGAGCATCAAGCCTATTACTTGACAGAAGCAACAGTTGATTTGGCCCGAGAGCGTGGTCCTTGTCAGCATAGCTCACACACACGATACGGTCAAGGCATATTCCCTTGGGAATTACGAGCAGAAGGTGTTAATGAACTAGCAAACTTTGCCCCAGAACTTGATTGGGAAACGCTACGTACTAATATGAAACAGTACGGAGTACGCAATGCTACACTAATGGCCATCGCCCCAGTCGAAAGCAGTAGTGTTGTTATAAACAGCACTAATGGAATTGAGTTGCCCATGAGTTTGATCAGTGTTAAAGAATCAAAAGCAGGATCATTTATACAAGTTGTTCCTGAATACCATAAACTTAAAAATAAGTATCAGTTGATGTGGGATCAGAAAGATTGCGACGGGTATTTGAAAACAGCTTCTGTTCTCGCCGCCTATGTTGATCAATCAATTAGTACTAATACATTCTATAACCCAGCGCACTTTGAAGGTCGTAAAGTGCCAACTACATTGATTGCTAAAAATTTAATGCAGGCACAGGTGTGGGGATTGAAAACATTCTACTATAGTTTGATTAACAAACAAGGTAGTAAAGCAGATGCCGAAGAAGCACCTACCATGTTAGAAGCTATTGATTTTGACAACGAAGAAGATTGCGAGGCATGTAAGCTATGAGTAAAGAACAATATAATTTAAAAACAAAGACAGACTATCTTAATCGCAAGATGTTCTTAGACCCAGCAGGTCCTGTTACCATTCAAAGATTTGAGGAAGTCAAGTATAAAAAGATTGCAGACTTTGAAGCTACAGCACGTGGTTTCTTTTGGCAACCAGAAGAAATTAGTTTGACCAAAGATGCTAACGATTTTAAAGATGCCAGCGATGCTGTCAAACATATCTTTACCAGTAACTTGCTACGACAAACAGCACTGGACAGTTTGCAAGGTCGCGGCCCTACACAAGTGTTTACTCCAGTCTGTAGTTTGCCAGAAGTAGAAGCACTAATGTACAACTGGGGATTCTTTGAAACAAACATTCACTCAAAGAGTTATAGCCATATCATTCGTAATATCTACAATGTTCCTAAGGATGTATTCAACACTATCCACGACACACAAGAGATTATCAGTATGGCCTCAAGTGTAGGCAATTATTATGACCAATTGCACGTAATTAATTGTCATAAAGAGCTTGGTGAAGATGTTGGTGAAAAATTACATATTAGAGCTATCTGGTTAGCACTAAATGCCAGTTACGCACTAGAAGCCTTCCGTTTTATGGTTAGCTTTGCTACAAGTCTAGCAATGGTAGAGAATAAAATCTTTATGGGTAACGGCAATATTATTAGTTTGATCTTGCAAGACGAACTATTACACAAAGGTTGGACCGCCTATTTGATTAATCAAGTGGTCAAGGAAGATAGTAGATTTGCTGAAGCCAAACAAGAGTGCGAACAAGAAGTCTATTCTATGTATATGGACGTTATTCGTGAAGAAAAAGAATGGGCAGACTATTTGTTTAAGAAAGGTCCTGTTATTGGTTTAAATGCCAATATCTTAAAAGACTTTGTAGACTATACAGCAGTGGGTGCATTAAAGGACATTGGTATTAAATATCAACAAATTGCACCAAAGTCAACTCCAATCCCATGGTTTAATAAACATACTGATACAAGTAAAAAACAAACAGCATTACAAGAAAACGAATCAACTAATTATGTTATTGGCATTATGAGCGAAACGTTGGATTATGATGCATTACCGGCACTATAAGGAAATAGAATGAAAGCAACAATGTGGTCTAAATATCATTGCCCTTACTGCGATCAAGCATATAAGCTATTGCAAGCTAAGGGTTATCAAATTGACGAACGTAAAATTGGCGACGGTTATACTAAAGAAGAATTATTAGAAGCTGTACCTGATGCCAGGACTGTGCCACAAATATTTTTAGACGATAATTACATTGGCGGGTTTACAGAACTCAAAAAACATTTCGAAAAGGTATAATATGTTTATTTCAAAAGGTTTCGCAGAAGGCGAAGTAGTTACACTCAAACTAACAAGTGGCGAAGAGCTGGTTGCCAAGTTAGTAGAAGACGGTCCGTTACATTATAAATTAAAAAATCCACAGGTTATCGGAATGGGCCCAAAAGGACCAGGACTAATGCCATACTTGTTTACGGTAAGTCCTGATAAAGAAATTAAATTACAAAAATCAACAGTAACAGTAGCAGAGCCAACTGACAAACAATTTGCTGATCAATTTATTGAGTCCACTACGGGAATTGCCCTAGCATAAATATTTGTATGCCAGCTATAGCAAGACAAGGTGACCCAACAACAACCGGACATGGTTGTGATGGTACCACGACTATCACAGGACCAACCGGTGCAGGCGCCAAAGTTTTTGCAAATGGAATTCCTATTGAATGTGTAGGGAATCCTACAGTTACCCATAGATATGGTGGCCGTAATTGTTCAGCGCAACATGCGGCTGCAATTAACGCCGGATCCGGAACTGTGTTTGTGGGAGGAGTTGGTGTTGCCAGAGTAGGCGACTCAACAGACGGCGGCGCAATAACATCCGGATCCGGCAACGTGTTTGCCAATTAACTAGACATTTATTTTAATTTGCTGTATACTACAGCATAAGTATTCGTACTTAATATAAAGGATTATTAAAATGGCTCAAAACAAATACGCAGAATTTACAGCAATCGTAGAAGCAATGGAAGCAGACTTCGAAAAGTTTTATGATAAAGAAGTCGGCGCAGCTGGCACTCGTGTTCGTAAGGCTTGCCAAGATTTGGCAAAATTGTGTAAAGAAACTCGTAACGATGTTACCGCAGTTAAAAACGCACGTAAAGAACCAAAGTAAGTCAACTAAATATTAGCCTAAGGCGTTATATTAGTATACGCTTAAAGGAGTATATTATGAAAAAGTTAATTTTAGCTTTGTCATTATTGGCAGTAGTAGGGTCGGCTAACGCACAATGGCACCATCATGGTGGTTACTATCGTGGTGGTGGTTATTACAGTGGCGGTAATTGGGTTGCACCGTTAATTATTGGTGGAGTAATTGGTTACGAAATTAATCGTGCCAATCAGCAAGTTGTTGTTCAACAACCGCCTGTAATTATACAACAACCTCAACCCTATGTGCAAACACCGCCATTAGGATATCATTGGGAAGAAATGATCGATCCACAAACTAATACTAGAAAAATCGTAGCAGTACCAAATTAATATGAGCGAGTAAATGCGTGACAACTGGATTGTAGGTATAAGTACAGGGCATAACGCATCTACTTGTTTACTTAAAAATGGTAATATTGTTTTTTATGTAGAAGAAGAAAGACTAAGTCGAAAAAAATACGACGATAGTCCATTCTTAGGACTACTTAAAGTTCTTGAATACACGAATAAAGTAGATTGTCTAGCCATATCTGTAGGGTCATCAGATACTACAAATGAAGCAGGCCCGTTTATTAAATTTGCCTTAAAACTTGGATTAATTGACAATCACAGGCAAGTGTTTAATAATGGTGAGCATCATCTATATCATGCAACCAGTGGATTTTATAGTTCTGGTTTTGACCAAGCGGTATGTGTAGTTATAGATGCTGCTGGAAAATATATCGAATTAGACCAAGCTGGCAAAGCCGGATACGAAGTTGAAAGCATATATCTAGCAAAATTTCCAAAAACATTTACATCTATATATAAAAAGTTTGGAAATAACTATAATCAACTTACTAAGTTTCACGAAGAAAAAGTCTTTGCTAATGAGCAAGGTATTGCCAGTATATACTCTGCACTAAGTATTGCTTTAGGGCATACAAATTTAGAGTGCGGCAAGGCAATGGGATTAAGTTCGTACGGAAAGAACGATGAAACTATTCCACAAATATATGTAACTGTTAACGGTAAAAAAACACCTAACAAACAGTTGTTTAGGCCTAATACAGCAATGTATGCTGCGCCATTCCTTGACGAAGTAGAACAATATGATGCGGCCAATCTTTGTTATGCTGTACAGCAATCTACTCAATCAGTAGCCACTGATTTAATTTTAACCGCACTTAAATTATCCAATTCTAAAAATTTAGTAATATCAGGCGGCTATGCATTAAATTGTGTAGCTAATTATGAATATTTAAAACACATTCCTAAAGACGTTAATGTATTCATAGACCCTCCTGCGCACGATGGGGGGCAAAGTATAGGTATAGCTAAACTGGCTTATTATAGTACTACTAATAATACGACTCCAAATAAACAATTATCTTTTTGTCTAGGTCCAACTCCTAGTTACAATTATAAATTAGAATCAAATGAAACTGAGCAAACAGTTAGTTACTCGGACATTGTTAATCTATTAGTTTCTGAAAATATAGTAGCTATATTTCAAGGAGGTTCAGAAGCTGGACCTCGTGCATTAGGCAATCGTAGTATTTTGTTCGACCCTAGAGTACAACAAGGTAAAGACATTGTTAATCGTGTAAAAGGAAGAGAATGGTACAGGCCGTTTGCCGGAACTGTATTAGAAGAGCATGTACACGAATGGTTTGATATGCGTAACACGTCTAACAGTCCATTTATGATGTATGCTGTGAATGTTTTAGAAAATAAGAAAAATCAAATACCAAGCATTGTACATGTGGATAATACGTGTCGAGTACAAACAATTAATATTGAACAAAATTTTCATTTTTATAATTTGATAACTGAGTTTAATAATCAAACTGGTGTTCCAATTTTATTTAATACTAGTTTTAATTTAGGAGGAGAACCCTTAGTAGAAACAATTGATGATGCATTAAGCACTTTGAGGAGATCAGGAATTAAATACCTTTATCTCCCCGAGGTAAATAAATTAATAACAAAAGGTTAATTACAATGGCATATTCAGACAAGGTAATAGATCATTACGAAAATCCCCGAAATGTAGGTTCTTTTGCCAAAGATGAAGATGGTATAGGAACTGGAATGGTTGGAGCACCAGCCTGCGGTGATGTAATGAAACTACAAATAAAGGTAGACAAAGATGGTATTATTAGAGATGCTCGTTTCAAGACATATGGATGCGGTTCAGCAATCGCCAGTTCGTCGTTGGTTACAGAGTGGGTTAAGGGTATGCATATTAATGATGCTGTTAACCTTAAAAACTCCCAGATCGCAGAAGAGCTTGCACTCCCGCCTGTAAAGATACATTGTTCAATTCTAGCAGAAGATGCTATCAAAGCTGCAATAGCAGACTATAAAGAAAAACACAAATGAAAAAATTAGCCATAGTTGGAAAAGGCACCGCAGGTTGCATGAATGTGGGACATTTTCTAAAATACACCGATTGGGAAATAGACTGGTACTTTGACAGCAATATAAAGCCGCAACCAGTAGGTGAAGGCGGCTTTGTTGGATTTACACAACAGCTTCACGATTTATTTGGATTTACACATAGTGATTTGCATTTAATAGATGGTACTTTTAAAACAGGTGTTAAAAAAATTGGGTTTTCAGAAAAACCTATTTTAAATTATTTTGCACCACCTGCTGTAGGATATCATTTTAATGCTGTTAAACTACAAGAATATATAGTTAACTATGCATCGACTAATCCAAGAATAAAACTTATTGATAAAAATATTGCAAATGAAGATATAGATTCTGACTTTGTAATTGATTGTTCAGGCAGGCCAACAAATTTTGATGATTATTCGACTACTAGTTCAATCCCAGTAAACGGCGCTTATATAACTCAGTGTTACTGGGATTACCCTAAGTTTAATGAAACACTGACTATTGCTAGACCATACGGGTGGGTGTTTTGTGTACCGTTGCAAAACAGGTGTGCTGTTGGGTATGTATATAATACAGATATTAATAATGTCGATGACATCAAAGACGATGTTGTTAATGTCTTTGAAGAATACCAATTAATACCTAGCGAGAACACTGGCACATTTTCTTGGAAAAATTACTTTCGTAAAGAAAATTTTACTAAACGAATAGTATACAATGGTAGTGCAAGTATGTTTTTAGAACCTATGGAAACTACTCCATTATGGCTTTCTACTAAAGTTCAGCAACTTGCCTATGATCAATGGAATAATAATGTCCCGGTTGAGGCGGTTAATAATTATTTCCTCCAACTAGTTTCAGAAATTGAAACAATAATTTTATTGCATTATTTTAGTTCAAACAAATATAATACTGCATTTTGGAAACATGCTAGACTATCGGCATACAATCATATATTATCAAAAGCAGAAGATCCTAAGTTTAGAGAGTTATTAAAAATTATTGATCCAAGTGTCCCTGCATTTGAAATTCAATATGCAATGTGGGAATATTGGAATTTAAAATTAAATTTAGGAAACTTAGATTTATATCCAAGATTAAATAATTTAATAAATGATTAATATAACCAACACGGCAAGTAAAAAAATTAAACAAACTTTAGAACGTCGTGGTAAAGGCGTTGGAATACGCATAGGTGTTAGAACCACTGGATGTAGCGGATTAGCATATGTTCTAGAATATGTAGACAGCTACGAACATGAAGTTGGAGTAATCAACTTTGCTCAAAATGATTTTGTAGTATTAGTAGATGAAAAGTCATTTGTCTACTTAAACGGACTAACAATGGACTGGGTCCGCAATGGACTCAATGAAGGATTTGATTTTATCAATCCAAATGAACGTGACCGTTGCGGTTGCGGTGAAAGTTTTCGAGTATAAACCTGTTTGACAGTAATAGTATAATCTAGTATAATACTAGTATTGTTATAACTTTTGGAGAATATTTTGAGTATGCATTTGCATCACCCTAGTCTTAGCCTTAATGGCAAGAAGAAGGGCAAACAGAAATTCGCATCGGCAGAACACGCACGAAAGGCTAGAGAATTGGACGAATCTTGGAAAGAGCTCCAAAAGAAATGGGGCATCGAGGCAGAAGAAAAGAAACGTACTCGTGCTTTGAAAGCACCCAGTTTGAGTGGGCATTATAGTTTGAAAATTCCCGAAGGTCGTGATACTACATCTCATCTCAAAAGTGTAGACACCGGCGGTAATGCTACTTTGTCTGCACCAAAAGTTTATACAGGAACCAAGGTAAAAGGTATTGCAACCATGCACAAAAGCAATGCCGTGCCAATTTTTAGCGATGAGGAAGCAGTTGATATCGCTCGTATGAGGCGTTAAAGCATGGTCGACAATAATAATAGTTGTTTACCGTTGTCAGCAGAGGATAACTATATATTGTCCACTAAAGATTTAGAGGGCAAGGCTACTAAAAGGAGAAACAAACACAGCCAAGCAATAATCAATGATGGTAGTAGCGATACCTCATCCACCGTAAAGGAGAAAAAAATGATACGGATTATCAAATTAGCAGTAAACTTACTAGTTATACTAGCAATCGGACTTACAGTCCAACACGTAGTTTTGCTGAAATTTCAGCATTTAGAAGAAGCTCGAGAAACAGCGAGTCCAATTACAGCACAAATGAGACAAGCTCAATTAGATTGTCTAGCTCGTAATATCTATCATGAAGCCGGGTACGAACCTTTTGAAGGTAAAGTAGCAGTGGCTCAAGTAACAATTAACCGTGCAGAAAGCGGACAATTTCCCGGAGATATCTGCAAGGTAGTTTACCAAAAAAATATAGTATATGAAAAAGTACTTTGCCAGTTCAGTTGGTATTGCGAAGGCCCAAGCGCCAAAAAACCTATGAACGGTCCAATTTATACAGAAAGTATGGAAGTAGCCAAAAAGGTGTTGTTAGAAGGATTTAGACTTCCCGATTTAAAGAAAGCACTTTACTTTCACGGAGATTATATAAATCCAGGTTGGAATAAAAAACCCGTGGCAAAAATTGGTCGACATATATTTTATAATTAAGGATTAAAAATGAACGCAATTGTAGAAAAAATTAAAACAGGTGTACAAAACTTTTTTGATTTGAACTTGTGGGTAGAAAATGTCAAAACACATGCCCCCCATGTAAGTGCAGAAACAATGGGCTGGGTTGCTGTAATTTTGTTGCATTTGGCAACAATCCCTACAGAACTAGCTGTTCTAACAGGGCTAACTGAAAAAATGCCCCCTGTGGACATGGTGCTTTTTAGCTGGGCTGGATTGTTCTGCTTTTTTCTAAAAGCTACTATACAAAAGGACTTGTTAAACATTGTAACCATCGGATTAGGGTTCTTTGTACAAGCTGCAATGTTAGCATTAATTGTATTCAAATAACTTGATTTAGCGCATAGTCTAGTGTAGAATAATACATTAGGCTTACTGCGATAAATACTAGATAATTAAGGAGCATAATAATGCCATCAGGATTTCAACAAGATACAAACCAATTACAGCCAAACTTTTACCGTGTTGCAATTGATATGACTAATTCAACAGCGTTCCCAACTACAGATATTAATCATGCAGATGGCGGATGCACACCAAATGCATGGGACTTTTTCCCTGCAGGTAGCTTACCTAGCACAACAGCTCATGCAATGAGTCGTGCTCGTGGTAATTTGCGTTTTAAACAAGTAATCAATCAATTGTCTGGACTAGCAGATTGCCAAGTTTTAGATGTTACTATTACTGAAGCTAATGCAGATGCACAAGCAACTTCATTAACTTTTACAGTTAAGTATGATAGAGATTCATTTATCCCATTGACTGGTGCTAAAATTGGTGCTGAAACAGTGGGCAACGATGCCGCCAATGTTGCTATGGACACAACTGCTAAAGTGATTAGAAACGCAGTTGCATTTGGCTTGTATAACGGTACTACAGAAATGGGTCGTGTTTATAATCCAACTACTGGTGAAGGTACGGACCAAGCTGTTACAGCAAACGCCAATGTTACACAATCCACTTTACTTGGTAAAGTTACTGTAACATTAATTGATACAACTACAGTTATTAATGCATAATCAATGATATTAGCTTATTTGCTTCTGCTTACAGGATTAACAATCTCAGCGGTGGCGATTTACTATTCCGTAGTAGGTCTCACCGCTATTTTTTCTGCTGCCGCTATTCCGATTATTATCATGGGCTCTGCCCTGGAAGTAGGTAAACTTGTTTGTGCCTCTTGGTTAAAAGCAAATTGGGAACGTGTTCCACGTTTCATGAAGTATTACATGACCATTGCTGTAGTTGTGTTAATGTTAATTACATCAATGGGTATCTTCGGATTCCTCTCTAAAGCACACAATGATCAAACACTAGTAAGTGGTGATGTTGGAAGTAAGATAGCGATATATGATGAGAAAATCAAAACAGCCAAAGAGAATATCGAAGCTGACAGGAAGCAACTTAAACAGATGGATGAAGCGGTGGACCAAATTATGGGTCGCTCAACAGATGAAAAAGGTGCGGACAAAGCCAACGCTGTACGTAAGAGTCAACAGAAAGACCGCATTGCGCTTGCCAAAGATATTGAAGCCCAACAGAAACTTATTGCAAGTCTTAACGACGAAGCGGCCCCAATACGTGCAGAAGTACGCAAGGTCGAAGCCGAAGTTGGCCCAATTAAGTATATCGCGGCATTTATCTACGATCGAGCACCAGACGAGTCGATGCTCGAACGTGCTGTAACTTGGATCATCATTTTAATTGTTGTTGTCTTTGATCCGCTGGCAGTTATCATGCTATTGGCCGCACAAATGACATTTGGTTGGGCTAGAGAACAAAAAGAAAAAACATGGATTGATGATCAAGCAGATGAATTAACTGAAGCTTTCAATGCTCCAATTGTAGTAGAGGAATCTAAAGAAACTAAAACAGACTTTGAAGGTGTCCGAGAACCTGGTGGTGAGTGGATACAAACTGGTCCAGAATTTGAAGTACCAAATAATACTACAACGGCAGATTCAACAGTTGTAATTAGTGAATTAGATCAAACACCAATCGTAGTTGAAGAAGTTAAACTAGAAGAGTCTACAATTGAAGAACGTTTAGCTGTTGGTGAAACATATATTAATAGTAACGGCGAAGAAACAAAAGTCGAAGAAGAATCAAAAAAAAAGACATATATGATCAAGGATCAAACGGGGAAAATCCAAGTGAAGAACAAAGAATAACATATGTTCAGAACGAAGAGCAAAAAGATCCAAAAAGTTTTTGGCAACGTATAAAAAATACTAGTCGCACAGATCCATTTAAAACAATAGACAGATTGTATATAGAATATAGTGAAAATAAATTTAACAATTTAATATTTGATTCTAAAACAGAACCCGAGTTAGTTAAGTTTATAAATGATATAAAAACTGGTACTACGAAATTTAACGATTACCCCACGGAAGAACTAGACTATTTTGCAGAAAAGATATATGAACTTAGGAAAAATAACATTAATAACGCCTCCTGATAAACTGTTTAATATGAACTTGAGTTATCTACTAATTAAACCTAGTACATCAGTTAAAGAACAATTTCAAACAATTTTAAGTAAAAGCATCGATGATTTAAATGTTTTTATCTATGACACTGATGATAATGATATTGGTTGGCTTTTAAGTATATGCCAACAAGCAGATTGTGTAATAGTAGATGTGGATAACTGTGACAGCATTACACAAAAATTTGTTACTTTTATTATTGCCCAACCTAATGCAAGCTACATAACTAGCGACGAAATAACTCCATACGGTCTAATTAGTAAAAATCGAATTTATAATCTTGATTTGATTGTTGAACAATTGGAGAACCAAGACGAAGACGAGGAAAACGATAATGATTCACAAGAAGAGTAAGGGAACTGGTATTACTGTCAAAGACGGGGAAAATATCAACGTTTCTCTTCGAAGATTTAAACGTAAGGTTGAAGAAGCAGGTACACTAGATGCTTTACGTGCCAAAGAGTTTTACGAAAAACCAACGACTGAACGCAAACGTAAAAAGGGTGCAGCCAAAAGTCGTTGGAATAAAAAACTACGTGATCAACAACTTCCACCAAAACTCTATTGACATTATATAGTAAATCTGTTATAATATAAGTTCACAATAAAGAAAGAACTTAATGGCTAAAACAGATATTATGATAGATTTGGAGACACTTAATACTACTCCAGATGCTACAATTTTAACAATAGGCGCAGTAAAATTTGATCCGTTTGGTTCCGAATTAAAAGAACCAGATATGGATAGTTTTTACTGTAAAGTAGATTTAGATAGTTGTGATAGGATTGGATTGACCACTAACGATGACACAATCGCTTGGTGGGCTAATCAAAGCAAAGAGGCACAGGAAGCTGCCTTTGACCCCGAAGATAGAATTGATATTGAAGAAGCATTTGCTCGTCTTTATAAATTTTGCTGGGGTGCTAAACGTGTATGGTCAAATGGCAGTTGTTTTGATATTATCATTTGTGAACATGTATTCCGTAAAATCAATAGAGCTATTCCTTGGAAATTTTGGGAAGTGCGTGATGTGCGTACAGCGTTTGATTTAGGAATCAACCCACAACGTCCACCGGTAACGGCCCACCATGCTTTAGAGGATGCGTGGAACCAGGCGGTAGGCATTCAAAATGTCTATAACACACTAAGAACAAGTACAACTAGCGGAGGTACTTATATTGCTCCGTTTGCAAATCAGAGGTAATTATGGATTCACAAACTAAAGAAGTAATGGACATTCTCCAAGAAGAATGTGCAGAAGTTATTCAAGCGGTAAGTAAGATTAGTCGCTTTGGCCTAGACAATCTTAAGCCAGGTAAACCCAAAACTAATAGGGAACACTTGGAAGAAGAATTGGGCGACTTGTATGCTATGATTGAAATCCTGCAAGAACTAGATGTAGTTAGCTGGACCAACATTGAACAAGCGGCAGAAGCCAAGCGAGAAAAACTAAAAATCTGGTCAAATATTTTCAAAGAAACTGTTTGACAGACATAAATAATTACGTGCTGAAACGCCGTAAGGGTTTAGTACAAGGGCATGGTGCCCGCATTACTCGCTTAATTAAAGGAGAAAATTATGAGTAAAATCATCGGTATCGATTTAGGTACAACAAACAGTTGCGTAGCTATCCTAGAAAATGGAGTAGCAAAAGTTATTGAAAATAGCGAAGGCGCAAGAACAACACCATCAATCATTGCATATACAAAGGACGAAATCCTAGTTGGTGCAACAGCAAAACGACAAGCAGTCACAAACCCAAAAAATACAATTTACGCCAGCAAGCGCCTTATTGGTCGCAAGTTTGACGAAGCTGCTGTGCAAAAAGATATTGACTTGATGCCCTACAGCATTATTAAAGCAGACAACGGTGATGCTTGGATCGAAGCAAACGGCGAAAAACTTGCACCACAGCAAGTATCAGCTGAAGTACTTCGCAAAATGAAAAAAACTGCTGAAGACTATTTAGGTACAACAGTGACCCAAGCTGTTATTACAGTTCCAGCTTACTTCAACGATAGCCAGCGTCAAGCTACTAAAGATGCCGGACGTATTGCAGGCTTAGAAGTTCTACGTATTATCAACGAGCCGACAGCGGCCGCATTGGCTTATGGTGTTGACAAAGCAGACAAGAAAGATCGCAAGATTGCAGTCTATGACTTGGGTGGTGGTACATTTGATATTTCAATCATTGAAATCGCTAACATTGATGGCGACAAGCAAATTGAAGTATTGTCAACAAACGGCGATACATTCCTAGGCGGTGAAGACTTTGACCAACGCATTATGGATTA